CGGCAGAGTAGCAGTAGTCATATATACCTTATCCAAGATATTAGCATGATTAAACTGATGTACTGTAATAAACTGTCCATTAATTGCAAATCCTACTTTTACTGATCCCACACCTAACCATTCAAATTCCATAAAGAGAATCTGTGCTTTAGTTAAATCTAAAACTAGTCGACTAGGACCAAGTCCATTCATAGTATCGACATTCCAATTTGCCTGATTTACTGTCTCTTCCGAAAGTGATCCGCCTGTATATGTCCTGCGAATGATTGAAACAGTACTGCCACTTTGTTGTAGATATACTCCATTTTGACGTGAGAAATAGCCAACTCTTTGGCGAAGCCCCGTCTGAGCTGGAGCCATCACAAAGGTTTGCATAACTGTTAAAGCTTTACCTGGTTGATATGGAAAACATTTCTTAGACTCTCTATAAACCTTATCTCCTGATGCCGTTCCCACATTGAGAAGGTCTGTAGATTCATTTACTGAATATGATACTGATGCTCCGCCTGATGTAATATCGCTAAACTCATCTCCTGATTGATATCTGTGTTGAACATCAAAAAGTGTATATGGATTAGATACCTTAGTTCTACCAAATGAGTCAAATCCAAAAGAGGCGGGAGTAGAAGGAGAATACTGAGGTATTCCACTTGTTGCATTAATATATGTAGCCATTAGTTCTCCAATACCAATATTGAAACTTCCGCCGAAGAATCTGTTATACCAAAGATTTCATCATATGGGCCAAGTGTAATGCTGAGCGTCTGTTCTGGCAAAAGCCTAAATCCATAGTTGCTAGTGGTTACATGGCCTGCGCCAATATAGACGTTATTAAAGGAAATATTCTTAATGATCAGAGAACACTCTGATTTCTGAGGGTGCCAATTACTAAGTGATGTAGCTGTTGCACCTATTTGAATAATTCCGTGATTTACTGCCATGTTAGTATTATACCGTTCTTCTCTTCCGCCCGTGCACTGCATTTTGCACTTATTTTTTGCAATTGCGACGCAATGCACTATATAAAGGACAAAACCCAATCGGAGGCGGATCCAATTGGGTCTTGCTACGCCGAAGCGTAAGCACGGGGAGCAAACGGTGGGATGCTACGACCCGTACTATCTAAGTATCACATAACTTATTTTTTAAGTCAACTACTTTTTAATCCCAGGAATTACCCTTCATGGGTTTTACTGTATATTTCTCATCCCCTGTTAAATCGGCTAGAAGGGCCATTAGAGAATTGCAATCTTCATGCCGCCACCAAGTACTGCATTTGCCATCGTTGACGTTCAGGCAATTTCCTAGCTGTTTTTCAAGGTATGCCACAAACCACTGTAGAGAACCATGTGCCATGGCTTGATCATCGTAATAATTTTGAAACTGAAAACGAGCATTGTTCATATATCGTGTAATTTGATCGATATATAGTCTATTCATTTTCTTCCTGTGGAGTATATGATGGTGAGGGACCCAAGAGATATCCCTGATCATGATATTTAATCATCTTATCCACTTCCTCAGCGCCAACTAATTTGCTGGCAATAATGGTCATTACATCGTAAATGCGGTGTAGCATAATGTAATTAACCATGTCTAGGTTTTGTGCTAAATCTTCTTTATTTTCTTCCATCAAGGTCTACCTATATCTTCCCAGAACTTCTCTCTACCCATTGAATCTGTTTCTTCTATTTTACCGCCGTCAGTTTGCTCTGACTGCTTGTTCCATTTTTCCATAAAGATCCAATCCTAAATCTTTTTTATATTCACAAGAAAGGCAATACAGATAAATTTTATCATCAATTGTTTGATTAGGCATCAGAAGGCCTTGGTCCATTGGGCAATCCAATTTAGACACAAGGCCCTCTTCTGCTAAAGCCAAATATTTAGATACTATCTGTATCTTCAATGACTTCTCTCCTATTGATTAGGAAATTCGGCTAGCCATCTGCTAACCGATCCATTTTTCATGGATGACCATGAACTCCAGTTACTTCCGCCCTGGGTCATGTGATACGTTATCTCTGCGTTAATTACTGGATCAAATAATAGTACGTTTGATCTCAGGTCGAATTTCTCTTTACGATCTACACCAAGGTTTCCCAGCATATTGATCTGAAAAATTCCGTAGGAACTGTCTCCAGTTTTCCTGTTGCCGTTATACGCCATTGGTCGTCCATTGGACTCCGACTTTGCTACGGCCCAAGCCAGTTTAAGGGCTTTGCCTTCAAAACCTACAGACTTGAGTAGTTGCAGCAACTCTTTATCTGTAAGCATTTCTGAAGGTTTGTACACAGTGTTGCTGAATTTTTCCAGCGTTTCTTTCTTCAGTTGTGCTTCTGTTTTTGTCTCTGGTTTTACAACCAAAGCTTTTGCTGGCGTCATTGTTTCAGGCTGGACACCGAATAGAAATAATGTTATCATTCCTATAACAGTCCAACTATGAGCAACATCGCTCAGCTTTTGTTTGATATTCTCCATTGGCATTTCCTCCTTTAGAGATAACGAACTATAATCATAACATTGTTTGGCAAATCGTGTCAAGCCAGTTGACCAGAAAATAAAATGCAAATATCCTTCTCAACACCGATAATCAACATGAAAAACAATAATGGTTATGGTCATGCTGGAACAAAAATAGTGGATTCTTTGAAAGAATTAGGCCATGAAACTTTATTTCAATATTCAAAAGCGCCAGTTCAATTAAATTTTTCTCAACCAGATTACTTTAAGCTTCATCGCAATCAATATCAGATTAGTTATACTCCATGGGAATCAACAATAATTCCAGAAAGATGGCGTAGTTCTTTATCTTTAGTTGATGAAATCTGGACAACATCTGATTGGTGTGCAAATGTTTTTCAAGATAACGGATATAAAGATGTTCGTGTTTTTCCACATGGAATAGATCCTATTTGGTCGCCCCGCCGCCGTCGTGAAAGTGATGTTATAAAGTTTTTACATGTCGGCGAGCCAGCGCCAAGAAAGGCGGGCCAAATGGTTGTCGATGCTTTTACTAAATTATTTGGTAATGACCGAAGGTATTCTTTAACACTTAAAGCTTATAATCATAATACTACTAGAATATATAATAATTATATAGATAAGAATATTATAGGTTTACCTAATGATATATATAATAATATAAAGATTATAACAGACAACTTAGATGTAAGTCAACTAGTTAAACTTTATCATGATCATGATGTGTTAATTTATCCATCATATGGTGAAGGATTTGGATTTATTCCATTACAAGCATTAGCTACTGGTATGCCAACAATTTGCACAGACGGTTGGGCACATTACGATAAATATCTAGGGCCTTTAAAGTTAAAGTCAGAACTTATAGATTCTCCTTGGCCATTTCCACATGAAGGAAAAGTTTTTGAACCAAACTATGAACATCTACTTGAACTTATGAGAGATGTTGCTATTAACTTTAATGCTTATTCTGGATACTACTATGCTCAGTCGACTAAGATTCATGAAGAATACAATTGGTTACAGTTGACCAATAATTCGTTTGAACATATTTTTAAAAAGTTTAATTAACCCCTTCCCTCTATAAATAAAGTTTGCTAGAATAAGACTCTATCTAATTTTTAAAATTAACCGCAAGGCGGAGAAAAGGTGCTATATGTCAAGAGTTATTGAAAACCCCTATGAGAACTTTATTGCGTTGTCCAGATACGCAAGATGGATATCAGATGAGAATCGTAGAGAAACATGGGGGGAAACCGTAGATCGTTATTTTGATTTCATGTTAAATCATCTTGGAAAAAACTACGGGTACACTCCAGACGAAAATCTTTTGAAAGAGATGAAGGATGCAGTTTACAATCGAAATGTAATGCCTTCAATGCGAGCAGTAATGACTGCAGGTGCTGCTCTTGATAGAGACCATGTTGCAGGATACAACTGCTCATTTGTCCCAGTAGATAATCCTCGTTCATTTGACGAAACGATGTATATCCTTATGTGTGGAACTGGTGTTGGATTCTCTGTTGAATACAAGTATGTCAATAAGCTTCCTGCCGTCCCAGAATCTTTTGAGAAATCTACAACCGTTATTGTAGTTGAAGATTCAAAGACTGGATGGGCAAAGGCATACCGTGAACTTCTTGCAATGCTTTGGGCAGGACAAATTCCAGCAATTGATGTTTCAAAGCTGCGCCCAGCAGGTGCTCGTCTTAAGACAATGGGCGGACGTTCTTCTGGCCCACAGCCATTAATTAATCTTTTTGACTTTACTATTGCAAAATTTAAAACAGCAGCAGGTCGTCAATTGAAACCTATTGAGGCACACGATATAATGTGTAAAATAGGTGAAATCGTTGTTGTTGGTGGAGTTCGTCGTTCTGCGATGATCTCTCTTTCAAACATTAATGACATTGAAATGGCGGCAGCAAAGTCAGGCAATTGGTGGGAGAACAATTCACAACGTGCTTTATCAAACAATTCAGTAGCATATTCTCGTAAACCAGAGATGGAACAGTTTATTGCAGAATGGAAGAACCTGTATGACTCAAAATCAGGAGAGCGTGGTATTTACAATGTGGCGGCTGCTCAAAAGCAGGCAGCACGTTGGGGGCGCAGAGATCCAGAAATCCACTATGGAACTAACCCATGCTCAGAAATTATCCTTAGACCTTATCAGTTCTGTAATCTATCCGAAGTTGTAATTCGTGAAAGCGATACCGCAAAGACGGTAGCAGAAAAAGTAAGACTAGCAACTATTCTAGGAACATGGCAATCAACGCTAACAGACTTTAAGTATCTTCGTAAGATTTGGAAAGACAATACGGAAGAAGAACGTCTGCTTGGAGTTTCCCTAACAGGTCAATTTGGAAATAAATTCTTTTCTGGCAAAGAAAATCTAAAGAAGCTAGAAGAGACTTTGCAAGACCTTCGTGATTATGCACGTGAGACAAATAAGGCAGAAGCAGCAAAGATTGGAATTAATGAATCTGCTGCTATTACATGCGTTAAGCCATCAGGCACAGTGTCTCAACTTGTTGGAG